CAGGCGCCACAACAAAGTTATGGAGGAAATGATGCATGGTGAGCTTCTTACGATCAGCGACCTGGCGTCTTATCTTTTTGGGGAAAGCGATCAAAGAAACTACAAAAGGGCTTTACGCTTGGTACAAGCAGGACACATCCCAAGCATCGAGACTGGAAGTAGAATCTTTGTCACGAGAACCCAAGTCCAAAAATTCTTGGAGTCGAACCCTACGGGGGACGTCGGTGCTGATAACGAGGTCTGATGGGTGGTATGAGCTGGAGGCCTACGGGCCTATCCAGCGTATCGTCATCATTTGCTCCAGCCTGCGTACCGCACTAGAGAAAATGGTGGAGACACTTGATCGACAGTGCGAGCAGTACCAGGCAGAGCAGCGTGGTCCCGAGTGGTGGGATTCCGAAGAGGAGGACTTCGTCGTTGAGACGGAAAAGACGCGTCACTGATGGGTCTGATATCTGGGAGCGGATCAAGAGAGAGTGTAACTGGACGAGCGGCAAGCGTTCAGATAGCGACATCGCTGCCTCTCTCAAGATTCGCTTGTCAGAAGCTAACCGTGGCTTGTCTTGGGCATACGAAGAAGGCTTCATAGGCTGGACGCGCTACCAAGGCAGCATTTCCTGGCACCGCATAACAGACAAAAAGACAATTGTTAGACGTGAAATATTTGGAGAGACCGAGGCATGTCCTTACTGCTACTGTCTTCCCCATCATGCCGAAGGATGTATTCATGGCAAAGAGGTACACAAAAAAAGATAGCCATGCAGTTAGAAGCTATCGGGACATAGCGGATGAGTTAGGCATCGATCGCCATGAGGTCCGCAACATAGAACAAAGAGCGTTTAGGAAAATAAGGAAGCAGTTAAATGGATGGAGAGCCCATGGACAACATGAACGATGTGGAAATGCTGAAAGACTTCTTTCGGAGTCGGAAGATTGGTATTCGAGGGGACTGCCCGACATGCAAGGATGTGGCTGGGATTAATGAGGAGCTTATCTTTATCCTGCAAGGTATTGCCCGTCGACCAAACGTGGGGGACGCCGCTGACATGGCGAAACGTGCGCTACTTATCATCGGGGTAGAGCCCGACGAGTAACTACTTACCCTTTGGTTTTTTCTTACCCTTGCCGTAACTCATGCCTTCGCCTCGTTGCGCTTGCTGATTGCGGCAGCTTTCTTTTTAGCGTCCGCTTTACTGTTTGCTCCCCAAGCCTTGAGAGACTTGAGTAGGCGCGTCGGACGGCCTTGACTATCTCTCTCAGGGCCTCGCATGCCCCCCATCCGAGCAAGAAAAGAGGCGCGACGAGGATTGTCGCCAGACCTAACAGGCCTGCGTAAATTACTGCCAGGATTTTCACGCTCGTATGAACGACGCCCTGCCTCATTCAAACCTCCCGATGGATTCTTGCCTTCTTTGCGCTGCCACGCCGCTGACTTAGCCATAACTTACTCCTGCCATTGCCCAGTGCGCATCTGTTCTGCCAACTCAGCGCCCCGTAGGCCCACCTGACCGTACCATCGAGAGTCTACCATCTCATCGGCAGCTGTCTCATATGAACCCTTCTCCGCAGCCCATAGCATATTCTTGAAACCTGATAGCCTGGGCCAGCCCATGTTGAAACACAGGTTAATCATCACAGCCTGGCGCGCTTCGTTCATCTCGTTCCACCAGGGTGCGTTGCGATTTAGCTCGTTGATTACCAGGTCAATGTCATTGGCTAGCAGCATCTCGATCTCAGAAGTGTCCAAGCCACGCGCATCGGTAAGCAGTCTACCTACGCCAATCGTCGGATGCCCGACAAGCGTATCGCCTGCATGAACAGGCTTGCCGGTAGCGTCGTCATACACTGCAAGGCGTACACCTTCGTGCCGTTTGAGTTGGTCAGCGATCTTGGCAATATTCATTTCTTATTCCTACTCAGTAGATCTTTGTCGGCCTTGCGAGCACCGCCCTTGCCGCTAACGAACGACTTCACACGACCCATTGCCCACTGGTGTGCTGATACCTTTGGGCGACTGCCGCTTGAGTAATAAGCGCCAAGCCCGCGTTTGTAAACTTTTTTGAGGATGCTGGGACTAAACCCGCCACTGCTTGTGCCTTTAAACTCAGCCACGACTGCGCTCCCTGGAGATGCGATCCATCTCTGCCTTGCTCAATAAACCTTTGCGATAACGCTCGGCAGTGCGCTTGATCTCTTTGCGCCTTGCCTCTGGATTCTTTGCGCCCTTGGTGTACTTCACCGGCACGCCTTCTTTCTTGGCTACCGGCTTGAACTTACGCATTGTGCTCTGTTTCATTTCGACCCCGACTTGCTTGCGCCAAAGTAAAAGCTGACTACAGAAGACACGATGCCCCCCAGATAACCCAACACCAGATTGACGATTCCGTCATCGTTGGCGTCAGGAGGTTGGATAGTAACGAGTAGGATATACCCACCAAATAGGGCAACGGAGATAAGGGCAATAGCTCTAGCCGTCCAATCCTCAGCGAATGACTGTCTTGCATGTTGTGTGTCCTTCATTTCAAGAGCGTACACATCAACCTCAAGCTCTTTCATGCGGACTTCAAAGTCAAGCTCGGCCTTCTTGATCTCTGCCAGCTGCTCGGGTGTGGCTTGAGCAAGCGCCTTCTCGATCTTCTGTGGCGTAGGCTCGCAGCCCAGCACGTCAGCAATCATACCTGCCGCAGCTCCGCCTACAGGACCACCCAGTGCCGTCCCTAGCGTCGGAGCTAGGTCACCAATCAAGCCTTTGATCTTGTCAAAATTCATCGCAGATACTCCACCGCACCTAGTGCCGCAATAATGAATGGATACATAGCCATAATCATACGCTCCAGCTTGTTGAATCTTTCGCCGCCCTGATCCAAGCGCTTCTCGATCATCTCACGCATTAGCTTGCACTCGGCTTCGTGTATTTCGATGCGCTTCAATGCTTCCTCGGCGGTATCCATTTACTACTTTCCTTTCGTTACAACTAGCCAAATCAAAAACACAACAGGTATGGCGCCACCTAACACAATGAGAACCGCCAAAAACTGATCGCGCAATTCTTTCTGTCGATAGACCGTCCTTTCCCTGTCGGCCACTATCTGTTTCCTGATTGCTCTGAACTCTTGCAATCCATCATCGCCATACGCATAGCGTATCATGAGCATGATCTCACGCTGCTGCGCCTGTATCTTCTTCTTTGCAGCAAAGGCTTTCACAGCCTCTGCCTCTACACTTTTTGGGAATACAACCCTGCGGAAGGGCGACACATTCTGCGCCCGCCTGTCCGCATACATCACATCAGAAGCATGACCATACCAAGAAGCGATCTGCCCCATGGTATCCTCTACTGACTTTCCGGCTTCGACCATGCCCCTCACCATAGAAAAGGCCTTGGCGGCGCCTGCTACGGCCGTGACGGGGTCGATCATCTTTCAATTAATGCTCGACTTCTTCTGGCGACTCTTCCGGTTCTGCTAAGCTAGATCGCAAAGCATTGCCATAAGCGTTCATCAGAATGTTTGTGTCGGATAGGTTGGTCTGTAGTCTGTCAGCCTCTTGTTGCAATACCTGCAAGCGAGCCACTAACGCTTTCTGATCTACGTCCAGATCCTCTTCGGTGTAAGTCTTGTCATCAATCGTAATCATTACCAAGGCATTCCTGTTGCTGTTGCGGGTGTCTTTTGCTCTGCGATGTTGGCAGTCAATCCTGCCTCAACCTCAGTCTGATCTACTTCTGCCTGTACCCAGCCAAGGACAACATCCTCAGTCAGTGAGTCATAGGCAACGAAGCCCTCAGCGGTAGCGTCAGGGGTAAGTCCAACAGTGCCGTAGGCTGACGCAGAGTAATCCCCGTCAACCTCAGTTACACGCCAGTGGCAAACTGTGACGCCGCCTGTAGCAACGTCTCTTTCAAGCTCGCTAATTGTCCATGTAGCCATTAGTTTTCTCCTTCGAGTTGTGCGACTCGCGCACGTAGTGATTGAATTTCTTTTACAAGCATAGGCACTAGCTTTGAGTAGTCTACGCCCATCATGTCGTCTTCTGTCTCGCCTTCAGTTACTGCTTCAGGTGCAACAGTCTGTAGCTCCTGTGCAACCATGCCGTATTTCTGATGTGAACCGTCAGCCTTCCAGTCAAACGAACGTACTTGGATAGCGTCAATGTCATCAGAAGCAGAAGGCGCATCTACGATGTTTTCCTTGAGGCGTTGGTCTGATGAGGTGTTGTAGGTTGTGGCAGTTGATGAAACGTAAACACTGCCCTTCTCAATGCCTTGCCGCCTAAAGGCTACTATAGTGCCGTCACTCGTACGCCTATCAAAGTAAGCCGCTACGCCTCCACTACGTACTACTTTAAGGTAATGACTGTCGCCTCTTAGCGTTATGCCTTCTGCGTCAGCAGTGGTAGTTCCCACCAGAAGATTGCCAGAGCTATCAAGCCTAGCGGCTTCATTTGAGTTGGTAATGAACTTAATAAAGTCAGCGCCACTGCTGTTACCTTCAATTCGACAGGCTGTAGAGGCAAAACTTATGTGTGAATTGTTTGCTAAGTTAACGTCGCCTGACAGGTAGAGGTCTTTGAAACGGTAATTAGGCTCTCCAATATCCATTGTTGCGTCGGTGAGCGTTCCGCTTGAGTTGCAAGGAACAACACGATTTGCACCAGAGGCAAAAGCAAAACCTGCTTGTGCATCATCAGCAATAAACAAACGACCACCATTAGTACCAATACTACCGACTGTG